AATTAAATGTTGATTTTATTTTTGTGGTTTTATTTTATTATCATCAAAAAAAAATATCTTGTATAATTATAAAATGCAAAGTCAAAATAGCAAACATTTTATAGTAATAATCATCCTTATATTGATTATTCTTTTGATTACTTTATATTTTCAACATAAATTACAAGATAAATTGATTATAGAAGGACTTGGACTGACAATTGCAGGTATTAATACCATAAGACCTCCAAATAATACAAATACTGGAAATGGAGGTGGAGGTGGAGGTGGAGGCGGAGGCGGTGGTCCATGTGTTATATGTTAATGTTTACAGGTTTGTGTTTTTCATAGACCTTTTCTCTCAATGATAAATAATAAGCGTATCTTTCTGGAGTCAATTCTGATTCATATACCTTGCAATTTCCAGTAGAAATGGATTCTACTTTTTTTTTGGTTGCTTTGGATTCAGGATTGGATTGAACAAGGGTATTGAAAATACGAATGGTTTTCCAATCTTCCAAGATTTTTTCAAATATGAAAATGACTTCTTCTCCTGTAACATCTCTTTTATCCGTGCGTTTTTTCTCTCGGCGTTCTTGTTTTTGTTGGATAAATTTGTCCTTTTGATTGTGATTCATTCGGTTGGATATATACAATATAAAAACAAACATTTTATATTCTATTCTTTTGACTCTTTGAAGAAATTACATATGTCTTCTTGTTTTTTTGTGTTTTCTTGTTTTTCTGTGTTTTTTCGTTTTTCTGTGTTTTTTCGTTTTCTTACCACCTGAATATCGATATCGGTTTAAATTTTTTCCTAATTTCCATGCAAAATGAAATGTCTGTTTTTTGGAATGATCTTGAATAATGTCTTTCAATGGAGTAGAATCGTCATGACATTCATGATATCCAGTGGTTTCATTTTTTTTACAATTTTTATAAAATACTATATATTCATGATCTCTTTCATTACGTTTTTCATCTTCAGTTTTGATGATTTCTTTCAACATTCCTACATTTGCATCCGGTGATTCTATATCAATTTCTACATTTTTGATAATCGGTTTTTCACTAATATCGTAAATATCAATGATTGTCATTTATATATTATATCAACATAAAATTTACAAAAAGGATGGATGTAAAATCTAAACTCATCGTTTGTTGTCTATATACATGACTGAATATTTGCAAGATAAAATTAAATTATTTGAAAAATTATTGAATATACTAAATACAGAGATAATTTTCAAAATGAAAATATATTATTATATAAAAAACAACTTAAATATATCGGCACATGTAACAATATAATGGACTCTATAGAAATAGATAATATTGAAAAAATAAATAAATATAAAAATAATCCTCCATCTCCATCATATATAGCAGGATTAGTAGACGGAGATGGTTGTATATTCATAAGAAAGATAAAAGATGGTTATCAAAGTGGAATAAGTTTGACTCAATGTAGAACAAATATTTTACAAATTATTAGATATCATTTTGGTGGAACTATCACCAGTTCTGAAAAAAGAAATAATAAAACCGAAAATATTATGAATGACAAATATTACGATAAATTTAATAAAAGAAATCAATATAATTTATTAATTCGTAGTAATGAATATAGTATAATTTTGAATTATATAAAAGATTTTATAATCATAAAAAAACAACAAATGGATAGTTTATATGAATTCAGTAAATTAGTAAATTTAACAAATAAATTAGAAGAAAAAGAAAAATTATATTCTATTTGTTCTGCATCTAATATAAAAAATGATATTTTTAATATAAATTTTTCAAAAATAAATATTGAATATATTCAAGGAATTTTTGATGCAGAAGGATGTATTTATATAAATTCTAATAAATCAAAATATAGAGTATCTATAGTACAAAAAAATTGTCCAAAAATATTAGATGAAATACAAAAAATTTTAGGATTTGGAATTGTCAAAGAAAAAGAATATAAAATTTATATTTATAGTAAATGTGAATGTTTGCAATTTATTTCATTAATGAAACCTGGATGCATTATTAAATATAATCAATTACTTGCATTTGAAACATTTTTAATTACTAAAGATAAAAATATAAAAGAAGAAATGTATTTAATTACAAATAGAGAAAAACATAAAATTGAAAATTTTAAAGAGTTGAATAAAAATGAAATAGGTAAAAATGAATATATGAAAACGATAGAAATTAAAAATAATTTGCAAAATGTTTTCAAAGAATTAAAAATCTATATGGATATACAAAAACAAAAAAAGAATAATAAAATAATTGATAAAACTCAATACACAATAAAAAATAAAAATAGTGTATCTGATGATATAATATTACAAGTTAGGGAATTCATTAATGTTGGTCATAAAAATATTTTTATAGAGAGTTACTTAAATTTACCGAGACATACTATAACCAGAATTAAAAATGGAGATATTATATGTAGTAATGAGGAAAAAAAATATAATTCAAAAATGTCACAAGAACAATTAAATATTTCAAAACGAAAAATAAGTATTGATGAAATATTTATAGTATTAGAAAAATTAATTAAAAAAGAAAAATACACAGATATACTTGATTATTTGTGTGAACAAAGAAGTAAAAATAATATAATTAATAATCTAAATATATATAGTGTAAGAAATATCAAAAGATATATAGAACAAAATAAAAAATTAATTTATGAGAGTGAGGTAACCCCTGAAAAATACAACTATTATAATGAATTATTAAAAATATACAATACTTTATAGACCATATTATATTTATTTCGAACGATAAATTTTTCAAAAATACATATTTAATAAGCATTACAAAGCTCTTTTTAATATTATTATTTTTTTTAAACAAATAATATTAAATTTTAAAATAAAAAATATAAAATGACACGATATATGGTGTTTAATTTGAATAAGCGAGCCCACCCCCTTATACTTATTCAATTATTAGTTTTCACTAATAAGTTGGACTATTCCTTAAGTTATCATTGAGAATGGCTAATTCTCTCAAACCCACTCCATTATAGTCTCTGAACCTTCTTCGTATGCTTGCTATATCGCACTTAGAAGCTTGGCTGCAGATTGTCCAATCCTTTTCGTTGTCACTATGCCCTAGGTCATTACCCCGGGTATTCTTCCTGCTTTCGCAGAGAGAAGTAGTAGAAAAGGCTCTCAGGATGTTCCTGCAATTTAGAAATGTTGCCTTCTCCTGACTCAATAGTCAGAAAAAGACTAGCTGGTTATATAATGCAATTTTATAGCAATTGCATATTTGCTTTACACTGATTATCCATACTAGGAAGCAAATATCTAGTATGGCAGCCAACTGTTTGGAACAGATGGTTCTAATTCCACTCATAATACGTAAGACGTTATAGTTGGTGGCGTAGACACGGACCTTGGCAGTTTTGGTTCCTTCAACTGTTGCGTTGGAAAGAACAAGCTGTAGGGTGGCGTTATCAATACGCGAGAAATTGCATGTGCCTGAAGGTTGATGCTCTTCAGGGCGAAGAGCAAAGGAGTATACATTGATACCTTCATCAGGGTTACGGGTGTGTGCTTGGTAAGGTTGGACCCATGAGAAGTAAGATCCTTCACGTTCAGAGAAGCGATCTTGGCCGTTTAATTGAAGCTTGGCAACAACGACGGGATTTTGGCCCCAACAATGCAAGTCAAGGGAGGTTTCAGAGAGAACGAAGGTTCCTGCATCTGATACGGATGATCCTTGAGTGTGGTTAGCAGCAGGAGGATTTCCAGTATATTGACTAAGAGTGGAAAGACCAAGAGAAGCAAGGATAGATGCTTGGTTAGCAGTATCACTTGGGTTCAATCCAAGATCTGGGCCACCAAAGTTGGGTTCATTGTCAGCGTTGTTGTAGATACCTCCCGACCAGTATCCAGTGAAGTTAGGTGGGATATAAGCATCGACTGATCCAGCATCTTGGAAAAGACCACGAGCGTCAATATATCCATATTGACCATCAGTTTCAGTGGGTCCACCGAATGCATGGATGGCGTTAGGAAGAGCATCAACAGCATCTGTGTAGTTAAATGGCTGAGCACCAAGAACTTTGTAAAGAGTGGCATCACAAAGAAGAGATGAGCAGTAATCAACGTTTTGATCAGGTTGAACGACCCAGATCAATTCCTTGACAGGGTGGTTAAAGTTAAGCTTGATCTTGTTGGATGATGATCCGACTGACTCATCACCAGTGAATTGAAGTTGGGTGATGAGGTATTCATGTGGGTTTTGTGCGAATCTTCGGCGTTCATCAGTATCCAAGAAGACATAGTCAACATAGAGAGATGCGGCAACAAGTGATTGATTGTAAGCGATGGTGGCAGTAACTGGGGTTCCAACGTTTAGTTGGTAAGTTGGGCTGTTTGGTTTTGGACCAGTGTTGCAACTTAAAGTGGTAACTGCCCATAAACATTCATCAATAGGACGAATATCCAAATTGATTTTTACTTCGTGATACTGCACGTCACGAATTTACCCCACCTTTCGGTGTATTTTTGTGTTACAAAGGGAATAGACTATATCTTAAGCCATCATTGAAATTGATTAGATTTCTTAGACCCATTTACGTTTAGTCGTTGAACCTTCCTCATATCCTTATCATAACGGAGGTAGAGGCTTGGCTGCGGATTTTCCGTTTCATTAGATTTCTCTAAATCATCTGGGGCGTTTTTACCATACCTGAAGTTTTTATTTTCAGCCACGAATTGCTTTCGCAAATCGCTTGGTAGCCCAAAAATTGATTATATTTTTGATTAAAACGATGTATATTAACAATATTATTAAAGTAGTAGTGTAGTTGTAGTTTTGCAGATTTGCTTCTATTTAAAGAACAAATCAAAGGCTGTAAATTAGTCCAGTGAAAACAAATTTGAATATTATTTATTTCAGTAAAGTCAAAAGCACTCACGGGTAAAATATGGTCTATCTCCCAATATTTACCCAAATTATCCCAAGTCATATTTTCATCAAAGCGAAATTCTATCCATTTTTTGAAGTCATCTAAATCACAACCCAATATAGTTTTATATGATGTTTTTAAACCTTTAATCAATTTATGAATTTTGGTTTTTAAAATAGTAGCTATTCTAAAATTTTCATCATTTCTATACCTTTCTCGAAATTTTCTATTTCTTTCAGGAAGATATTCTTTTTGGCGTTGTTGTATTTTTATTTTTACTTCTTCTTTTTTAGACCAATTTTTCATTCTTTCTTTCACTTCATTTGTATTACGATAATTGGCATATCTTTCTTTGATTTCTGGACGACAATAATATTCTTTATATTTTTGATTTTCCTTTTCTTTTACTTCGGGTAAATTTCTTCTTAGTTGTCTTACAGCTTTTGCTTGAGGTGTTTTTCTTTTAATTTTAGTGCATTCTTTACATTCATTAGAAATACCTAAAGATTTGGATTTATTTTTATAATATCCATTTAAATCTTTTTCTACTTTACACTGACTACAAATTTTACTTGTCATATATTGTATAAATCGTTTTATCTTTAATATATTTTCAATCTTATTTTTCAGCTTTGGGAGTTTCCCGCAATTTGAAAATGTCGCTGCCTGTTGTTCTAGTCAACAACAAGCAACTAGCACCTGGGGATGATTTAAAAAATCATTCTGAGCCCCGAACATATTTTCCCTAAAAGAGTTCTCAGATCTTTTAGGATGAGTGCTTTTCTGCCCTGCAGATGTTAAGGCGATTAATGGTAATGCAAGTCCGGGGTTTGAGCAATACCAAAATTGGAATGGAACATAAAGGGTGGTTTCTGGAAGTGCGTTACGAGGAGCGCACACTTGACGAGGAGCGATGGAATCACAAGGACCATCGACGTTGGCGAATGAAGGATCGGTGATGAAGGTAAGTTGAGTGGTGTTTCCAACCATCTTGAAGTATCCACGTTGTTGTTCAGAGGTCATGGTAAGTTGGTTCCAGATATGCATCCAGTCACCATATTGGCGATCAATGCGTTGACCTCCAATTTCAACTTCAACTTGAGCAATCAATTGTTCGCCAGGGAAATCTAACCAACGAGCATAGACTGCTTGTTTGTCGGCACTGACTTGAGCGGAGTTGCCCATGTATTGATTTATTTCAGGAAGAGTGACCTGAAGATAGGTGCGGTAAGCCAAATCACCATTTCTACTGATGATGCATGTAACACGACGACCGAAATCAGCTTGGCCGTTGAAAGTTTGTTCGATAGATTCCATCGAAAAGTTGGTGTAGCGTCTGTAGGTCACTTTCCAAAAAGTGATCTGAGGATTTCCTGTACATTTCCTCTACCTTATCTTTCGATAAGGAGTAGACTATATCTTAAAGAAAATTCATTTTTTGATTTACTAGTTCTATATTTAACATGAATTCTCTCGAAAACCATTTAGTCGTTGAACCTTCTTCTTTAAATTTTTCTATTTTTTCAATAATATTATTCACTTGATTCATATCTATTTCTTTTTTGGATGAATGTATGGGAATCAAGGTTCCCCCTACAACCCCCTCCTTTTTTTTCTCGGTTGAAAAAAAATTATCAATAGGGGGGTTGACGGGGGCACTCCCCCGTAAAACCGGCATTAAATTTGTCCAATTCCAACATTTTAATTTTTCACCTTCAATAGTTAAATCAAATTTACAAACTGGAATAATGTGATCAATTGACCAATAGGAACCATAATTATCCCAAGTCATTTCTGTGGTAAAATTATATTGAAACCATTCTCTCAAATATTGAATATTACAACCGATATAATCCATAGTGCAATCTTTTTTATCCATTACATTTCGTAAACGAGCGGCTAATGATTTTTTCAACCTATAATTCATATTGGTTTTACTTTCATTTCTACACCATTCATTTTTTTGTTCAGTAAGAAATCGAGGATAACAAGAAAGACAAATTTTTTTTTTATAAAACTTTTTCAGTTTGGCAAAATCTTTCAATGGTTTTTCCCCATTGCATTTTTCGCATTTCACCACAAACGTTTCCATTTTTTTTTGTCTTAGATTCTTTTTTCTTGTTTTATCTATTTCATTCAAACATTTTTTACATGTTTTTGAATAATGGTTTTCTCTATCGGTATATTTTCTATATTTGTCCATGGTTTTACACATTTCACATTTATCACATTTTCTTTCTACTATCGTATTTTCCATATGTTTGTATTTATATAATACTATATTTGTAAATCATTTTTGTTATATTTTAAAGAAGCTTGGATGCTCATTGCCCATTTCATATATCTTGTTGATATACTCATCTTATTCATTTTTACTATACCCAAGTTTTTTCTCTTGGCCGCAACATTTTCACAAATATTGTTTAGTAGAATAAGTTTTAGGGGTTTCAAGCAATTTGATTTTCTTACCAGGGTTTTTCAAATTAATAATAATTTCCCTGATTAACATCAGTGGTACAATGTTTCTCTCTATTTGTTTTTTAAAGAAAGAAAAAAGCATCCACAAAAGGTTTTATGAATATCTTATTTTTTTGATATTCCCTGATGTTTTTCTACCCTACAGGATTTTAAGGTAAACGTCTTGCGCTCCGTAAGCTACTAATTGCATCAGACCACCGCCCCTAAAAAATTCAAATACTTTTATTTTTTGTTACCATATATGCTTTGTAACTAGTATTTGAAAATTACTCACATTAATGAGTAATATGGACTATTCATCAAGTCATCATTGAGAATGGCTAGTTCTCTCAAACCCATTCCATTATAGTCTCTGAACCTTCTTCGTATGCTTGCATTATCGCATGTAGAAGCTTGGCTGCAGATTGTCCAATCCTTTTCGTTGTCACTATGCTTTAGGTCATTACCCCAAGTATTCTTTCTGCTTTCGCAGAGAGAAGTAGTAGAAAAGGCTCTCAGGATGTTCCTGCAATTTAGAAATGTTGCCTCTTTCTTTGTCAATTTGAAAGAGACTAGCTGATTATATAATGTGGTATTTTTATGATAACCACATATTTGCTTTACAATGTTTACCCATACTAGGAAGCAAATATCTAGTATGGCATTCAACTGTTAGACACGGGGGGTTCTCTATGTCGTTATTTTATACTATTACAAAAGAAAAAAAATTTGCTAAACAACGTAATTATATTAATGAATGTCATCAATTTATTAATTTAACATTTTACACCATTATCATACCATAATTAATTATGAATTATTATATTTTACCATCAGTATGCTCATCATCATCAGCCTCATTCTCATTCTCATTGTAATATAAATATACTAATTCTATTGTTTTTGTAGTATTATTTTGTATCCAATATTCTATATTTTCTTTTAATTTTTCTAACCTCATATTCCATTCATTTATGTTGATTATTTTACAAATTCCTGTTTTTTTGGTAATACCCCAACATGATTTTATTTTTTCACCTTTTTCATTACAATAGCTATCAGGATTAAAACGTATAAATACAATAGGTCTATGTCCAACATCTTGAGATAAAGTCATTATTCTTTTGTTTTCACATGAATATTCTTCATTTCTATGTTGATTTTCATCAATTTCTATTATTATAATTTGAGAACCCATATCTAAAAATAAATCAGGTCTATATAAAGAACATCCATCTTCTATTTTCTTATTTTCTCTCCATGTAAAATTTGTAAAATAAGTTTTTATAAAAGTTACTACAGAAAATTCTTTCGTTCTATAATTTCTTGAAATAGGTTTTTCTGGAAATGTATATAGAAAACAACGACTACAATAACCATCATATTTATTTGTTACTATGTATTCACATAAATATGTTTTACATAGTTCCCTTCCATCACATTTTTTACAACGTGTTTTTCTTTTTTTATGGATACAATATATTGAACCTCCACATTCAAAACATTTTTCTTTAAGTTTTTCATGAATACATATTTGACTTCCACCACATATTAAACATCTATTTTTTCTTTTTTTATGAATACAAAAGGTTGAAGGACAACAAATAATACAATTATCTTTTCGTTTTTCATGCAAACAAAAAGAAGAGCCATTACATTCATGACATCTTCTTTTAAGTTTTTCATGAATACAAAATTGACTACCATTACAATCTCTACAAATAGATTTTTGTCGTAAATGCTCACATACACTTCCTCCTTTACAATCTATACATTGACTTTTTCTTTTTCCATGTTCACAAATTCCATTTCCTCCACATTCTATACAATAATATTTTCGAATTCCATGTTCGCACTTGTATTCTTTACTCATGTATTTTTTTATAACGTTTTAAGTTTATTTCAATTTTTTTATTATGTATATTGGAATATTACATACAATATGTATAAAAATAAAAATATCAATATGCTTATCCTTATCATCCTCATCATTATCATAAAAAAAATTTCAGATCAACGAATTATAATTCAAACATGGTATCTTCAGTATCTTGATATTTTTTTTTGTATCCTAATGACAATAATTTATTTGTTAATTCAATATATTTATCTCCTATTGTTAAAAAACCATCCATGTGACAATGTTCAAATAATATTTTTTGAGGTTTAATAGTAAAACTATAATTCATTAAAATAGTGTAATCGTGACCTTCTGTATCTGTATGTAATAAATCAATATCGGTAATATTGTTTTCTTTTATGATTTCATCAATTGTTGTAGTTTTCACTTTTATTTTATCAATGATCAAATGATTGATAGCTTTATCAATATGAGTTGGATCAATAGAAGCAAGCTGTGAAGCCCAAAAAGGCAATCTAGAAAAATCATTTCTTTCAGAAGGTATAGACAATTCAACTTCACCCACAAAATTACTCACTGCTTTCTTGATAAAAGTAACATTTTTCAAATTGGTTAATTTTTTTTTGTAATTGATTTTTAATTGGTCAAATAAATGCGGAACAGGTTCAACTAAAATTATTTTGGTGGTTTCATCTATGTCTTTAAAAATGGGGTCATTTAATGAGTTTCCTATATGAGAACCAATTTGAAGAATTGTCTTATTTTTATACATTTTGTATAATATAAAAAAACTCTTTATTATTTTTATTATATTATAATTATATTTGAACTTACATTTTTTTACTTTTTTTACTTTTTCTTGTTTTCCCTCCCATTTTTTTAGCCTTTTTTCCTCCTTTTTTACCCATTTTTCTTGATTTACCTAATTTGCCGCCCAATGACCATAATGATGTGCGCTTTCCATAAGGTTGTTGTCCATACATACTTTGCTGTCCATAGGGTTGTTGTCCATACATACTTTGACTTTGTCCATAAGGTTGCTGTCCATACATACTTTGCTGTCCATAAGGTTGTTGTCCATACATACTTTGCTGTCCATAGGTTCCTTGACTTTGTCCATAACCTAAATCAGATGATGCATATCTAGAACTCATTTTATAATATATACCAATATTTTTTTCAATTCAATCATTTCTAAACGGCAGATTTGTCTAAATTTTCCAAAGTCATATTTTTCATGATAAAATTTTGCAAGAATGAATCTAAAAATACCTCTTTTTTTCCTTCGTGGTTTTTGGTAAAAATATAGGAATCTTTTCTTTTTTTAATGGACCAGCCATTGTTCAATGCGTTACATATAAAAAGCATTTTACGCAATTTCATATTCTCTCCATTTTCCATTTTTCCTTAAACTTAAAATATATGGTGAAAGTTTTCAATGTATTTTAACGTCTAATTCAAAAATGTAAAAGTATTTTACAATTATTAATATATAAAAAAAAGAATGAATGATTATATATGCCTATTTTCAAACAAAAAAATACAAAGGTTCCAAAAATAAACAAAAAGAGTTCCATTACATTGGATGGGACACATCGTGATTTTATCAATGAGTTTAAACGAGATGAGATAGATAAAATACCTAAACTAAAAGCAGAGAGAAAAGAATGGAAAGAAAAAATGACCCAAGCAGAAAATATAGAACAAAGGATAGAATGTGAAGACAAGATAGAAACTATTAATCAATCCATCAAAGCATTGATTCAAAAAAAGAAGGAATACTTTTTAGACAATTCAAAATATATATTTGATTATTTTGAAAACAAGAAAAACATTTCTTCTCTCCATCCAACTGCATCAGGATCAGTAAATGGAATAACTACCAATAAAACAAAATTAGTAGATGCCTTTTTCAAAATCAACAAAGATCCTACAAAAGAAATAGAAAACAACAATAATATTTTCCAAAAATATTTGAGTAATATTGATGAATCTTATTTGGATATTCAATCTTTTCTGACTCCTGTGGATATTTGTCAATCTTGTTACAAGGGTGAATTGATTGCAGTAGAAGAAGAAGGATTTTTAATATGCAATCATTGTTCCAAAAATTTCCAATATTTAATTGAAAACGAAAAACCTTCCTACAAAGAACCACCCAAAGAAGTTTGTTTTTATGCATACAAGAAAATCAATCATTTCAAAGAAATCTTGGCTCAATTTCAAGGAAAAGAAACCACACAAATACCGGATGAAGTGATTGAAAATTTGAAATTACAAATCAAAAAAGAGAGAATCGACATGAGTTCTCTCAATTATTATACAACCAAAGCACTTTTGAAGAAACTTTCGTATAACAAATACTATGAGCATATTAATTTTATCAAAAACAAATTGGGTATCAAACCTCCTACGATTTCGCAAGAATTGGAAGAAATATTGTGTAATTTTTTCATGGAGATACAATATCCTTATGCGAAATATTGTCCCGATTATCGAGTCAATTTTTTACATTATTATTATGTTTTATTTAAATTGTTCGAATTGATTGGAGAGACACAATATCTGGCAGAAATACCCATGTTGAAAGACCGAGACAAATTGATTGAACAAGATGCCATTTGGAAAAAGATTTGTCTTGAAAAAGATTGGGAATATATTGCAACTATTTGAGTAAGACAAAATATGTAGTCATTATGCAGTCATTGATAATTATATTTATAAAAATAATGTTAAAAACAATATAAATACAATTTCATATAATTAGAGTATACTGATATACACATGATTTTTATTGGAATATTGAATGGTTTGTTGTTATTGCATTTTTTTGGAAAATCTACCTCTTTACCAAAACATTTACCTAAAATAAACAAGATTATGGAAAAGGATGTCTTTATCGAAAAATTAGAATACCCGTCATGCACATCTTGTAAATTTTATGAACCAACAAGTGATAAGTATGAAGATAAATTTAGTCGTTGTAATAAATTCGGTAAAAAAGATATTATTACAGGTGAAATTGATTATCGATATACAGATATATGTCGATTGGATGAAACCAAATGTGGTGAAAAAGGTAGATACTATATTGCGGAATCGAATCCATTATGGAAAAAATGGAAATTTCAATTGACACAATATAGTAATATTGTTTTGAGTTTGTATCTGTTTCTTTTGCTTGTATATGTATTTGATTATTTCAAACATTTTTGAGTTTAAGTAGGGAAAAATAAAAAGGGTGTATTATACATTTAATCAATCACCATAAAACAATTGTATGATTTCAATCGTTTTATTGGTTTTGTTTTCAGTGTTTGTCCAATAAATAATTTGATTTTGCAAGGCTTGTAATCTATCATTCCATTCCTTTCTTTTCGATTTTTTAACAATACATATTCCCTTTTGATTGGTTCCCCAACAGGAAGTGATATTCATGTCTTTATCCATATAATCATCAGGATTGAAACGAATAAACACAATGGGACGATGACCAACATCTTGTGAAAGCTCCATAATACGCTTGTTTTCACAAGAACAATCATAATCAATATGCTGATTTTCGTCGACTTCTACAATAATGACTTGATAACCCAAATCTAACAATAAATCGGGTCTACGTTTGGAACATCCATCTTGTATTTTTTTATCGGCTATCCAAGACAATTCAGGAAAAGCAGAGGTTACAAATTCTACGACTGCAAATTCTTTGGTTTTGTAATTGCGTGATAAGGGTTTGTCTGGAAACAAATGGATATAACAAAACAAACAATATCCATCGTATTTGTTGTTTTTAGGAAAAGTTGAACACCAATCATTTATACATGTTTTGTTTCTAACATTGACCATATTTTCAAGTTTATGTAGATTACAATATTTGCCTTTTTTTTCATCTTTAAAATTAAAACTTGGAATTTTATTACAATAGTCATTTTCACATTTTCTATTCTTTATATCAATCATAGTGGGTTGTTTATGAGTAGCACAAAATAGTGCTTTTGATTCTCCTTCATAATTAAATGTGGGTCGTTTAATGCAATTTTCATATACACATGTTGTTTTATTTCTAACATTTATCATGTCATGTTGTTTATGACTTACACAAAATAAAGGCGACTTTCCTTGAAAATTATAATTTGGGATTTTATTACAATTTTCATTGTCACACGTTTTGTCTTTTATGTTTATCATATTTTCTAATTTATGAACTGAACAAAATCTTGCTTTTATTTTCCCTTGAAAATTATA